GAGATTACTAATCCTGTCGATAAATTAACTTTAGCAGGTACAAAATCTTTTATCATTTTGAATAAAGAATTATCAAAATAAGATAAAAGTTTAACTAAATCAAATACATTAGATTTAGAAATATATTTTTTAAAATAAAATTCTTTTAATTTATCTAAGTCAGGATATGAATTATTATTTTTATATCTAGGATCACCTATATATTCATCTATATTAAAATTACCTAACTGTTCTATTATATTATTATTAATAGAATCTTGTGGAGAAAATGCTACTTCTAAATTATTTGAATTTTCTATTTGATTATTTACCTTTTTAACAATAGAAACATCTTTAGATAAAACATTATCTGTTAATATAACATCTTCAATAATTTTAATTTTTTGATTTGAAATTGTTGAAAGACCTGTATTAGCAGAATTTATTAAAAATTCTTCATAATTAGAATCAAAAATAACACTTCCAGTATTAAGTAAAGTTGCATATGATGAAGATAAACCTCCACTAATAAACGATTCTATATTAGATGGATGTGATGAGGTGAAATATTCTGTTATATTATTATCTAATTCACTTCCTAAAGGTAATCTAAAAATAAGATTATTATATGACCCAGTTTCATTTAAATATGAAATTGATTTTGGGTTTAAAATATGATCTTTAAAATTATTTATAGGGATTGAACCTATCCAATATCTAAATTCTTGAATTTCCCCTGAGAATGGGTTGTTTAAGTTATTTCCTCCAGGAAATATTATATCTTCGTTTACCCAAGATCGGTTATAAGAACTGGATGTTGAACCTTCTATAAAAATAGAACTTGATTCTATATATTCTATCCCAAATTGGTTTTTATTTCCTATAGTTAAAATGTAATTTTGGTTTGAACTAGTTTCATTTATTTTTAAACTACCAGTTTCTCTTGTTATATTAATATTCCACCAATCATTATTATATAAAGGAAGTTGAATGGGATTTGAATATACCCATCCAAAACTATTAGTTAATCCAAAATCAATATTAGCTAATGAATTAGTTATATATGTAATTCTTATTATTTTATTATCATTATCACTTTCTAATAAGGATTGTGTAGGTAAAATACTATTTAATTTAAATCTAAATTCTATTGTATCAGGATTTATATTATTAAATCCTGTATTTATATATTGTTGGTTTGAAGGGAGAAATGGAATGGATAATGATGATGAATTTTCATTTAAATTTAAAGAATAATTAAATTTATTAATTTTATTTTCAATTAAATCCAATTCTTTTATAACACCACCATATTCTTTTATATTTAATATTGTATCTGGTATCCCAAAACAATTTATTAAAGCTCTAAGACCTCTTTTTGTTCCTTTTGATTTTAATAAATATGGAATATTGTGATATAATCTTTTATAAACTTCTTTTTGAATATCATTATCTGGGATAGTATAATTAGAAGCTGTAATATAATTTTCAATTTTATAAGAACCTGTTTCAGGTAGGAATGTTCCATCAGGATTAACTCCTAAAATTGATGAAAATAGATTTTGTTGATTTCTTGAATTAGTATATAATTTAATACCAAGTGATTTCAATGCTTCTGCTACTAAATCTTTTGATATTCCTGATGTTAGTCTATTATCATTTATATTTTTATTTGTAATATCTTTAATATATACCCAAATATTATCGAAATGTTGACCTAACATAGATATAAGTAATTTAAGTTGATCGTTTTGAGGATCTACTTTTATATACTCTGGTAAATTATTCCACAGATAATTTCTATTTTCATTATCATAATTATTAGCTTCTAATAATTTCCCTCCATAATATATATTATTTTGATCAATAGAACCTAACCATAATAAAGATTCTGGAGAATTATAACTATAATTAATATATGGTTTTGTTGAAGAAATTTTTGGGAAGGAATTTGAACCTGATTCATAATAAAGAAACTGTTCATATTCATCTAGGTTTTGTTCAATATAATTTATTTGATTTGTAATTGAAATTAAAGAAGTATTTATTCCTTCAACATTAATAGAACCTGATATATTATTTATTGAATTTAAATCGTTATTTAACGTTTGGATTTGTTTTAATTTATAATAAAAATTTTCAATTCTTTCTTCTATTGATGAAAAATGAATAAAATTATTAAATTCATTATAATCTATGTTTATAGATATATTATCTTTTAATGATTTTAATTTATTTAAATATGAACCACTCTCAATTAAATTAGATATATTTAAATATGGAGTTGATGTAGATATATTTTGATTAATATCAATATTAAAATTAGGACCTTTTATATCTTCTTTAATATTTGTATCTTCATATATAAAAGATTTATTTAATCTTAAAATATATGGATCTGATATAATTTCATTAATCCATAATTCATTTTTTATTGAAAAATTAGAAGGTAATGGTTCATATAATTTAATATATAAACTAGGTTCATTAATATTAATAGTATCTAAAGATACGTTTACCCCTATAATATTATTATTATTACTAAAATTTAATACAAAATCAGAATAAAAAGTTTTTTCATTCCTTTTAGTTATATAATCTATGAATGAAGATTGTAATGAAATAAAATCTAATTCTGTTGTGGTAATTTTAATTTCAGTTCTATCTGAAGATATTTCTTTTATAAAAAATTTATCTGAGTAAGAACTACTAAATAAATTTCTATTAAAATTATATAATAAATCAAACTGACCATCAGTATATCCTAGTTCTAATAAATCATTATTTGGGTTTATTTCTAGATTATTAAATAATGAACTGTTATTTATATTGTTTTTTGATATATAATTTTTATAATTATAATTAGATTCTATTAAATCTCCATTACTATTAAATATATGTAATTCTATTATATCATTTGGTAATCCAAAATCTTTATTAATATTTATTGGATTTAAAAGATTAATATCTGAAGGAGAATATTCTTGAGAAATATATTTATTTGATTGTATTTTATCTATTTGAAATTCTTCCATATTATTTTGTTAATTCATCTATTGTTTGTCTTGCTTCTAATAATTCTAATCTAAGTTGATTTATTTCATCTAATAATAAATCTATTTCATCTGTATTTTGAGTTTCACCAACATATTCTGTAGATCTTTTAATTAATTCTTTATGAGAATTAATTTCTCCATCTATTGGTATATCAAAAAATAAGTTATTATATAATTCAAAAAAATCATCAACTGTTAATGGGGTTGATTCTTCTAATTCTTTATTTATTAATTGAGAAAACTCTATATCTATTATTTTAGGATATTTATTCTTATCAAAAATTTCCTTTTCTAAAACTATAATATTATTCATTATCTAATTAATTTAAAATAATTTGAATTATCATCTATAATAATAATATTATTATTTATTATAGTTTTTATAACGATTTGATAATATCTTTCTGGTTGTAAACCATTAAAATTTATATTAAAATAATTACCATTATTATCTGCTCCTATTTTTGTTCCTATATTATGATAATCAATTATAATTTCTTTTGTTTTAACATCTTTTAAACACCAATAAGATTCTTCGGGTAATATTTTTGAGTTTAAATATAATGATGATGTTTGGAAATTCCTAATAGGATATTCATCTCTATTTTTTATTCTAAATGTAAAATTTTCATGTTCCGAATATTCTTTTTTTAAATTTGTGATAACAGATTTGAAATTATTATTTACTATAGATAATGATGAACTATATAAAACATCAGACCAATATATTTCTATATGTGGAGGATATATAGTATGTGTATCTATTGAAAAATATTTTATTGTAGAGTTTGATGATGATTCTAAATTTTGAGGAAATTTCACTAACAATCCATTATTTATAACACTACTACTATACCAGTCTTCTACTATATTTGTAATATCACAATTTATATCTTTAGAATCTTGATAAGAAAAGGATTGTGTTGATTGAAAAATACTATCGTATTCAAAACCATTCCAAATTACATTATTATTTATATCAGAATAATCCCAACAAGAACCATTTTGGGGATTAGGTTCATCTCCTGATCTTCCTGTTCCCATAACCCAAGATTGAGATATAGGAGATATATTAATTATATAATTTTCTGGGATATTTACCGCATTGGAATAATATAATTTTAGATTGGAGTTAAAACTACCAGATATATTATCTATTATATTATTTATTTCAGTATTAGAAAATAACATTAATATTCTAGATATATTATTACCTGTTGATATTTCTAAAACTTCATCTCTTCCATAATTTTTATTAGGATATAAAGATGAGATAAAATTATCTTTTATTGGAAATATTTTAAATACAGCCATATTTTTTTTTGTTTTTTATATAAATATTTTATAATTAAAAACTAACAGATTTCCCTTGTATATCATTTATATTTTTTATTTCAAAAATACTTGGATCTAATGATGGATAAATTACACCATTTACAGTAGCTCTATTAATATCATAAGAATATTTTGAATATCCTAAGTTTTCTCCAACTTTATTATATATTTCTATATTTTTAACAGTTTGAACTCCTTCTATATTATCTAAAAGAGTATAAATATCAGATAATATTATTGGTTGATTTATTTCCCATTTATCAATATTAAAATATTCTATTAATTTTTCAATACAATTATTTATTATTAATTTATTATTATAGTTAGGTTTTATTACTATATCAAAATTTAAACCCAAATTAATAATAAAAGCGTCTTTTATATTAATAGCATCAGTTAATGAATCATATTCATTTAAATATACTTGTAGGTTTTGTTTAATTATATTATCTGCTTTTATTAAATTATTTTGGAAATCTTTTGATAATATATATAATGATAATAAATTACTATCTATCGTATCTTTATTAATAAATATTTTTGAGATTAACCCATATTCAGGTGGTAAAGACATACATCTAATTTTATAATCATCAGTAGAAACTGCCCTGAGTTGGGTTGGGAATGAGGATAATATTTTTAATTTTAAATCATCATTTGAATCACCATTACCACCACCAATTCCTGGGAACTCATTATTAAATGATAATGAATTTTTAATTATATCAGATAATAATGGGTTTACTATACCACTAAAAGTTATTGTTCCTGAATTTAATATATTTAATGTATTAGATGGAGTATTAGATTCGATTCCACCTCCACATAAATATCTTATTGTTAATGTTGTATTGGATGGGGATATACCGTATGTGCCTGTGTATAGAAAATTAGAAGGATCATATGCTACTTCTAGTTTATTTATACCAAATGGTAAGCCTAATCCTATATTTTCTTGATTAGGTATAATTTCTTCGTCGGGTGTTGATAAAATACCAGAACCAAATTGAATTTCTAAATTATTATTTGATTTAAATCTTGATATAAATCTTCTTGGGGTATTTAATAATTTTAGAATAGATATACTATTTTCTTTGGTTGGAGTTTTTTGAAATACTGTTTCCTGTGCTAAATAAGGAACTTCATACCATTTATTTCCATCAGAATCTATCACATCTAATATTTTAATAATTTTATCATCTATTATATTTATTGTTTTAAATTTTTCTGGTGATGTAAATGTGAATGTTGATGTTTTAATATCAGCAGAATATGATTTTCTTTGTTTTTTTAATAAATAATAATTAGGTTGATTATTATCATCTAATGAATATATTGATACATCTGTTAAATCAGATGAACTGGAGATAGAAAAGTTTATCTTATCTTCTATAATAAATTTTATATTACTATTTTGTGAAGATTGTATTTGAGTTCCTTCATCTAATATTAAAGAATAATTAAAATCAGGAGATATATTACCAGAAATATTTTGGGATGGTATAATTTGATATACATCAATTATAGTATTTGATACCGTTGTTATTTGGGGTTTATAACCATATAAATATGATTGTGCTAATAGATTTTTTCTTTGTTTAGAAAATTGAAGAAAATTTTCTTGTATTTGGTTTTCTTGATATAATGATAAAACATCTCCCACATATGATACCATTTCTATTAACATCATACCAGGTGATGATTCTGAAAAGTCGTTATTTGTGTTGGGGTAATATGTTTTAGAAAAATCTATAAGTTTTGTTTTAAATGAAGAAAAATCTTTATTTAAATATTGGATGTTTTTATTAGTCATTATTGAAAGAAATTTGAATATCGTCTTGTATATTTGTTTTTTTTATTGAATATTTAATATAAATTATAATTGTATTATCTTCTGGTATGATATTTAATTCTTCTATTAAAATTTGTGGGAAAAAATTATTAAAATTTGAAAAAATAATATCTTTAATATTTTCTAGATTATTTTGGGTTATTTGTTCAAAAATTTGATCTCTTATACTAGAACCAAAATTGGGATTTAAAATTCTTTCTCTTGTACTAGTTAATAAAAAATTTAAAATATTAGCTCTTGTAGCATCTTTAGTATTATATGTAATATTTAATCCTGTATTTCCATTAAAAGGTATATTTATTCCAATACCTTTAGTAGACTCATTATTATAATTTATATTTTGAATATTATATTTCATTATATTAATCCTTTATCTTTCATATTACCCATTAATTTACTAAAATTAGGAACTACGTCTATTTCTACCTGATTTATATCAGATGTATTTTTATTAGTATTAGTTAACATAGCTCCAACATCACCAACTTGTGGGGATTTTTCAGGCATAAATTGGTTTTTAAAATTTTGGATATTTTCAGTTTGAAAATTTCCTAAATCTCTCCAATCCCCATTATCTTTAGTTTCATTAAGTAAATCTAATAAAGGATCTCCAGTAGATTGATAATCATTATGTTTTATAATATATGGAGTATTTATTTGTTCCTGAATAGGTTTAGGAGAATTATTAGATAATTCTTCCAATAATACTTCTCTTACTGCTTCTTTTATTAATTTTTTAAATTCTGATGCTTTCATAATTATAAATATTTTAAATATTAGTTATTTTTATATTATTGTTTTCTATTATTATATTATATTTTGTTGAATATTTATATTCTATTGCTGATTGTATTTCTTCTGGGGTATATCCTTTTTGGAGAAGAGATTGTGACATTTTTTGTAATCTGTTTTGTAATAATAGAGGTGTAGTAATTTTAGATAAAGAATTGATAATTTTTTTTATATATTCTACTTTAGATTGGTTGGGATTTGAAATATCACCATTAATAGATTCGTATATTTTTTTCTCTTCTGGGTTATTATTTATTTGGTTGAGTAAAATATTATTAATCTCTTTTTCTTTTGATGTTGTAGATTCAAGTGTATTATATTGTAATCCTATTTGGTTTAATAATAATGATACTTCATCATTATTTATATTATCAGTTCCATTATCACTAGTATTAATTTCAGACTTTAAATCTATATAAAATTGCCCTTCTTTAATTAATATTTGATCTTTATTTGAATATGTTGGTGTACCTTCATATTCTATTATATTTTGGGAATTTGTTACTATTACTCTTCTTCTTATTAATGTTGTATTGTTATCTGTTGTATCTTCATTTATAATATTAATATTATATCCATTATATATTAAATTTGATATATTACTTTCTATAGATTGAGGAAATATATCATCTAAAATATTAATATTATTATTTAAATTAGCTATACCGCTTTGTATTTCTTCTAATAATAAATCACCTTCAAAATAACTACATGATTTTAAATTCTCATATAATTGATTTAGCCCGAATAATAATATTAATATTTCTTTTCTTATTCTTTTTATTTGTTTTATTACTGATGTTGTTAAAAATATAGAAACACTGTTTAGTAGTTTTTCCAATTCATTTATATCTCTTTCAAAGTTAGATACTTTTGAGGAAGAAGTTACTGTATTACCTACTGTAACGTATTTAGCAGGTATTGGGATTTTTTTTAATATTTTTATAGTAATTTTAGTAATTTTAATTAAAACATTTATAGATTTAATTATTTTATTCATTAATATTATTATATTTTGAATTTTAAGAACAGATTTATCTATTTGATTAATTAATTTAATTAATTTAAGTAAGTCAGATTTAAATCTTTCAGGTTTAATAAAATTTCTTAATTTTTCATTTAAATTATTAGCTTGAGAACTAATTAATGCTTCTGTTAAGTTTATAGGATTTGATAAAGGAATTAATCTGTTTGAAAAAGATTTAATTAACTTTTTCTTATCATTTTGAGTTATTAATGTATTTGTTATTACTAAAGAATCATTTAAATCTTGTAATAATTTAGTTAATCCATCTCCACCAGGAATTATATCTTTTAATTCTTCTGGTAATATTAAATCTTCTAATGATATTCTTAATTCTTCAATATCATTAGATAATGTATCTGTATTTTTATTTAATTCTAATTTTTTTGTAGATTTGTTAATAAAGTCGGTAACTTTACTTCCGTATTGTTTTAATTTTTGATCTATTAATCCTTCTGGGGGGAGTGATTTTGTTAAAATATATCCTAATGGATTACAAAAATCAATAGAATTTAATTCCCTAACTACCTCATTTATTTCAAATAATATATCTAAAATATTCTCAGTAGTATCATTAATTTTTTTTGGGGATTTATCTAATAATATTTTAGAAAATTTAGTTGTATTCATTTATATAGTAAAATTTCTTTTAGAGTTAATCGATTTTAACAATTTTTTAACTCTTTTAACTGATTTTATTAGACTATTTCCTCCAGATTGAACTGATGGTATAGGATTTCCATTACTGTCTGTGGCTACAAATAATTGTTCACCTACATTTTCTAGATTAGTTAATAATATTTCCATTAATGTTGTAAATTTATTTCCTAAAACTAAGGGTTCTGTAGCATTTAACCCCAAATATGTTTTTTGTGAATTTATTATTACTTCTTTATTTGTATTAATATGTATTCCTTCATTAGAACTTAAACTAATAGCTTTATCCGCAAATAAAAATATAGAATCTTGTTTAGAATTTATTGAAACTCTATCTGAATTAATTATTATTTGTTCTTTATTATATGGAAATAATGGAGTATAAGACATTATATTTTTGTTTCTGGGATTTGTAATGTGGAATTAAATGAGCTTGCTATTGTTATATTAAAAGATTGTAAATTTTTACAAGCATAATCTATAGGAATTTCTTGTTGAGAACATAGATATATAGAAGATCCATCTATATTAATATCTTCTTGGGAGGGTATCCATGGGGAAGAATCTTGATTTTTATTATGATTATTACTTATAATAATTATTGGTTTTCCATCAACTTCTGTAGAACTCCATATATTGTTATTGTTTTTTTTATTTGGTGTTGAAGATGATAACCTTATACTATTACCAAATCTTCCCTCTATAATAAAGTCTCCTTCTTCAGGTAGTAAAGTTTTAATTATATTTTCATTGAAAGTAGAACCAAATTCTAAAGTTTTAGGATTACTATTATAATTTTGAATATCTGGCATCGCATTATGATTGATATTATTCCATATTCCAATAGGGATTGGTAAATAATAATATTCTAATGAATTTGGGTTATCATTTAAATTTAATGATGGTGCATTAATTATTAATACTAATTCTTCTTTTAATGGGTATTGTTTTATATTGGAAAATAAAGGTTTAGCTAATAATAATGAATTTTCTTTATTATTATCAATTCCACTATATATTGGTTTAAATTGAATAGTTCCTATTCC